GAAATTAGACACTTGATCCGCGCACCAATACTCAAACTTCTGATCAAAACCTTCGGGTGACCATTGGTACTTGCCAACGTCAACTTTAGGTAGTGATGCAAAGTACTCTTCTATCTCATCATACTTCTTGCGCCATGCACCTTGAACCTTGGTAAATGGTGTCTTGTCATGAGGGTGCACACGATCAGATCCACCATGACCATCGTTGCTGACATCAGCAAATGGTTTGCCATCCAGATATACGACTGCCGTGTAGCAATAAGTCTCTTCACTACCAGATGCAAAATGTTTAATTGATTTCATTTCTAAGTTCATTGTATCCTCTTTCTCTGTTTAATTAAATTGGTAACACTTACAAGTTATACACGAATGAGAACTGGTGTCAAATTTTAAATTTACACTATAGGGGGTTTCCCAGAGAAATTTATTTTTTTTTTTTTTTTCATTTAGATCAGGTGTAAATACTGTAAACACTGTAAACACAGTCATATAAATAAGATGTTTCAAGAGTTATTTCTGTTTACACTTACTACTTCCTGTTTACAGTTAAAGTGTAAACACAGCCCAGAGCTAACATTTTGCTTGAAAGTTTTACTGATTTCTCTGGAAAATCTGCCTATATAGGAATAGTTTGCAAATCAGGCAAAGAAAGGCAGACATGACACAGGAACTGACAAACAGACAGAAAACTTTTGCTAGGCATATTGTGGAGGGTATATATTCAAATGCTGAGTGTGCTAGAAAAGCAGGTTACTCCCCAGATCAGGCAAAAGATTATGCATCTAGACTACTGAACGGGAGGGATTATCCACACGTTTTGGTATACATTAAAGAATTAAGAGATGAGAGAGAGCGAAGGTATGGCGTGACCACGTTAGGTCAACTGGAGAGACTACAAAAACTTTCTATGGGGGCTGAAGATGCAGGGCATTTTTCTGCGGCAATAAATGCTGAGAAAATAAGGTCGGCATTGGGGGGTTTAACTATTGATAGAAGAGAGAACATTAACACGATGGATCAACTATCAAGAGATGAAATTGTGGCTAGATTGGCGCGACTTCAAGAGCAATATCCTCAAGCTTTTGTCATAGATGGAACAGCAAAGGATATTACCCCAGATGAGCAGAGGTCCAGAGGCGAACTTTTGGAGCACAATTCGGAAAAACCTACCGACTAAAGCTTTCGCAACACGAATAGAAAACAAACATGGGGGCGGTGTTCCTGATGTTCATGTGGTTTGGGATGGGTTTGCATTCTGGATTGAACTCAAAACAGCCAAAAGCAGCAAAGTAAAGATCTCTCCCCATCAAATCGCATGGCACACTGCATATTGGGCACGAGGTGGTAAAAGTTTTTACTTAGTAAAGCACCTCTCTACAAGCGACATATTTTTATTTGAGGGTGAAAAAGGGGTCGATTTACTGGAAAAAGGTATCTTTGAAACCGAAGGTGCGAGGTTCAAGAACCTTGCGCCCTTGTGGGAGCATCTTGCGCCTTGATCCTGCGCCCTGTCTTGCGCCTTGCGCCTTGATCCTGCGCCCTTGCAGGTCCGCAGCTTGGATTGTCATGGAAAGAGGGTAAAGTTTTTTGAAAAGATTTACCATAAAAAAGGGAGCCAGTGGCTCCCCCAGGATTTAATGCTCCACTATGGCAATTGATTTTGCTAGGCTCGATCCCTTGCATAGCTTGCAGGCGGTACACTGGACGCGCCGACCTGCTTCCTTGGATGCCGGACACAAGGCTTCGTTTGCCTTGTCGATCTGTCCTAGATCCGCGACAACTCGGAACGTCCGACGACCTTGCTTCCAATGCATAACTGCTTCCGCGTGGCTATCCGCGCTTTGCATTGCAATGTCGGGTCGCCATGGTTTTTGATGAGTGTATGCCGTCCACGTCTCGCACTCGGATAAAAGTTTATCCCAAACGTGAGAGGGCACGGCGGCGGGGTCGCCGTAGGTTCCAATGCGAACGAAACGACTACGCCCCATTTCGGCGGCGTCGCCTACTTGATAAACTCCGCGCTTGTATGCTCTCCAAACAATCAAGACACCTTGCCCTAGATTGACGTAACACTTGCGACCCTTTGCTTGCTTGCGCTCTGGCTCTGTTGTTACTTCGCCGCGCATGGGGCAATCGCCACATATAGAATAGTCTTCGCCAGTCTTCGACGCTTCAAGTGGGTTTATATCTTCGCGCAATATATAAGTCTGGACTACCTTTCCCGTTTTAGTATTTCGATTGGAATAGGTGGCAATAACTACAATCGGTTTACCATCCAATAAGCTTTGCCCGTTGTAAATGATAGCTGATTTCATTTTCTCTCTTTCTTTAGTTGATAGATACAGTTTATTAAAATTTAAAGTTTTATACAAGTTATTTTTTATCTTGCGCCTTTCCTGCGCCCTTTATCTTGCGCCTTTCCTGCGCCTTTTAATCTGGGCTTGGTTGCCCAAGCTTTACTATTCCCCAGGGACAAAGGCAAAAAAAGAGGGGCGAAAGCCCCTCCCCTCTAAGCAAATATTGTGAGTTGTTTTTTGACACAGGCTGTGTCGATCTGATCAATCAGATCTGGAAACTTAAATTTCTTCGCGAAAATAATTTCCTGTGGATCGCAGAACGTTGCGCAGCTACACATTCCAACAAACACTTGACGTTTGTCTTGCCATGCTTTCATTAAGAACTTTAGGTTTGAGTAAGGATCTGCGCTTAGATATTCTAGATCTATTATATCATTTCCACTACAGGCAATTAAAGCAGCCCCTGCGCCAGTATAGTTATTGACTAAAGGTCCGTCAGGATAACTACATTCCGTTAACCGGATCGAGGGGCAGAGTTCATTTTCTTTTTGTGCTATTCTATTTTCCATAAAAAAATAGAGGGGCTTTCGCCCCTCCCCTCCTAAGTTTCTTCTCTGGTTAAACGTTCAAAAGTCTGGGCGGCTTCCGAGATCGCATCTCTCTTAGCTATCCTAAGATTTGCGAGATCTTCTTTTTCAACCCAACCTAAATTATCTAGATCGTTTTCATAACGCCGGATCAATCGACCCATTAGACCTAGATCCAAATCAACCTTTACGTTTAAGGTCGCTTCCTGAATATATGATTTTTTCATATTACTCTCTCTTTTGTTAACGGCTAGCCCCTTGCTAACCTATAAAAAGACTACACCAATTTAGACCACCATGCAAATAAAAATTTCAATTTATACACAATTATTTTAGGTGTGCAGCTACCAGGTTAGAGCCTCGATCCTGCGCCTTTCCGGCTTTCTTTCCTGCGCCTTGCGCCTTTCCTGCGCCCCTTAAAACAAAACACCAGGGAACAAGTCCCTGGTGTAAAGAGAAAGAAAGCCCTGTAACCCTGGGCAAGGGATTAGTTTACATTACAGCTGCGCCATACATTAAGAACAGTCCGGCGAATAGTATTAGGAATATTAGAATCCCTTTCATTAGTTCTCTTATCATGAGTTACCCTCCCAAGAGAACTTTGTTTTACTAGCTTCAACAACCTCTCCGGCTCCTGCTTTGAGGTCGTGTCCGTAGCACATACATGGAAACTGGTTTACTTCGTTGTGGCAGTCGCAGCTGTAAGCTATTACCGTGTCAAATAAATATCCGCTGTCGCTAAGTTCACGTAACACTGTTCTGCTTTCTATATGATCTGCCATGATATTATGTATAAAGGCTCGATCACAGTTATCTAGAATCCAGTTTATCATGTCACGACGATCATAGTCGTTTGTCGCTTTCTTGAACTCATTAAGTGTTATCTTATTCATTATCTTTCTCTCTCGTTAACCGATGCCAAGCGCATCACGGATGAGCCAATTGCTTGGCTCATCTCTGATATGCTTAGTATATCCAATCATCCGGATCGTCGGATAAAGCTTGTGATGCAATAGCCCATGCCGACATATCGGCATCCACCATCGAGGCCTTACAAATAGTCGGCTCTCGCTCTCCGAGGTTAGTCTGAAAAGCGCCACAACCTAAGTTAGCAAACAAAACTTTTGCATCGTCGTATGGTAAGGGCTCTCCGTTTTTAGCTAAACTTTTGGGCGTGGGCATGTCATGCAACTCATCGTGATCCCAAGGCTCTCCGCAAAATTTACAATGTATATCCATTATCTTTCTCTCTTTCTTTTGTTGAAGGGAGGCCGAAGCCTCCCAATTGATTAATCTATCCAAGTAAACTTCTCTGGAGCTTTACCGATACGCTTTACCTTATCAAATGCTTCCTGCCCATGTAACTCAATATACATTTTGGAAGTAGGTGCTAGTTGTGAGGGAGTGCCAATCACTATCTCGGCATAACCTAGGTCAAGAGCCTTTGTTTTACTTTGCTCAATAAGGCCTTTGAGAACTTCTATCTCTTTCTCATAACCTTCTACTTCGTCACGGATAGTAGTTCCCTTGTCAACTTGAAGGCCACAATCGTCTAGACTTTTTTCCCAGTCGGTAACGATATCATCTAGTACATTCATGATAGACATTTCTTTCTCTCTTTCTTTAATTAAAACGAATCACTATTGATCCGATAAAATAATCGTGCACCAGTTTTCCGTGAATGTAAACATATAAAATGCAATTAATTACAATTAATTTAAAGTTTTTTACCTATCAATCAGTCAATCAGTTGAGCTTTTGATCTATTTAACCAGCCAATCAGGGTAACTTTGGCAAGTCGTTTTCGGTTTTTTGCCGAGATCCGCGCCCCCATCCCCCCCTTTTTGGGGGGCAATACTGTTATATACGACATATATACAAGGTTTGATAAATTCATTCGGGGGTAATTCCATTGCACTTGTAAGTAGAACACAAGTAGGTTCCCTAGACCCCCAAAAAAATTGCCCCTGTATTTTCATTTGAGTTTATTGTACTGTACCCCCAAGAGCAGAGAAGAGGTGTCACATGGAAAACGAAGAACAGCAGCAATCCAACCCGATAGCTGATTTTTTTAAGAGCCTGTTTTCAGGGTCCGGGGGTCAAGGTTCAGCCGCCAACGTTAATAATTCTGGCACCAACGAGGCTAACGACGGAGATGCTGACGTTGGTTTTATGAACAGTTTGATGATGGGTTTAGGTTTACGGGATCGGACGGATGATTATTACCGTGCGACGATGGATTCGATTCGTCGGAGTCAGGGGCAGCAGGCTGCGCAACGGTATCGAGATGGTATTAACAATCAGGGTGTGTTGTCTGTTCCTGGTGCATTGGGCAATTACAACATGGCGACGGGTGCTGTAACTGGAATGCCTCCACCTCCGGGTGGAAACGTTCGACCACCGCTTAGACCTCCTCAAGGGATTATGTCTTTACCGACAGCGCAGGATCAATTGTTGAACATTCAACGACAGAACATGATGATGCAGACGGGCGGTCCGGGGCAGATATATCCTCTTGTCTAAGACCGAGTATCGCAGGGCCGCGCCCCGAGATCTAAAGGGAATAGTGGAGCTTGGGGAGAAGATGCATGGTGAGACGGGGTTTGCGAACATTCCGTTTAGCGTAGAGCGGACGGCATCGGAGACGATGCGATGCATGTTAAATTCGAATTACTTTGCGAACGTGGCGTTGAAGGACGGCAAGGTTGTTGGGATATTGTTTGGGTATCTGGAGCAGCCGTTTTTCACGGAACAAGTTGCGGGATACGATTGTGTTTGGTATGTAGACCCTAGTTGCCGGAATACGATGGTTGGGCCTCGGCTCTTGAAACAGTTTGAGACATGGGTCAAGATGAACGGTGGGAGCATTGTATTTACGACGTTAGGTTCTAATTATAGATCTGACAGGGTTGGCAAGCTTATGGAGCGGATGGACTTTGAGTATCAGGGTGGATTTTACCGGAAAGACATATGAATCTACAAGCACTACCAGAGGAAGCGTTAAAAGAAATCTTGGCACTAACGGAGGCCAAGAAGAATCTTGAGTTACGTGAGGAAGCGCAAGAACACTTCATGCCGTTTGCGCATCATGTGTACGAGAACTTTATTGAAGGTCACCACCATAGGATCATAGCTAAAAAACTTGAGCAGGTTGCACAAGGTACACTCAAGAGGCTTATAATTAATATGCCTCCTCGTCATTCTAAGTCTGAGTTTGCGAGTTATTTAATGCCTGCATGGTTCTTGGGGCGCAATCCGAAGTTAAAAATTATTCAAGCGACGCACAACACGGAACTTGCGGTGCGTTTTGGTAGGAAAGTGAGGGATTTGATCGATGATCCAGCGTATAAAGAGATATTTCCAGACACGGTTCTCAAGGAAGACAACAAAGGTGCGGGTAAGTGGGGTACAAGCAGAGGCGGCGAGTACTTCGCGGCGGGTGTGGGCGCAGCCGTTACGGGCCGTGGTGCGGACTTGTTCGTCATTGACGACCCTCATTCGGAACAAGATGCGTTAAGCGAGACTGCATTCGACCATGCGTATGAATGGTACACATCTGGACCTCGTCAGAGGCTTCAACCGGGTGGTGCGATCATAATTGTTATGACTCGATGGGGTAAAAAAGACTTGACAGGGCGTTTGATCAACAATCAGGGCAGTGATGTCATGGCGGATCAGTGGGAAGTGGTAGAATTTCCTGCAATTCTGCCATCAGATGCCCCGTTATGGCCTGAGTTCTGGGAAAAAGACGCATTATTGTCGATTAAAGCGTCGTTACCTGTAGGAAAATGGAATGCACAGTGGCAACAAACGCCAACTACGTCCGAATCGGCTATAGTTAAGCGGGAGTGGTGGCAACCGTGGGAAAAAGAGAAGATTCCGCCTGTGAATTACATCATTCAGGCGTATGACACGGCGTTTTCCAAGAAAGAAACAGCGGATTACAGTGCAATTACAACATGGGGCATCTTTTTCCCGGAGGAAGGTGGCACCGAACAGATTATATTGATGGATGCACGGCGTGGAAGGTGGAATTTCCCTGAACTCAAGGAGGTTGCGTATGAGGAACACGAGTATTGGGAGCCAGACATGGTACTTGTGGAGGCGAAAGCCACTGGTACGCCACTGATTGACGAGCTGCGATTACGCGGGATTCCGGCGTTAGGGTTTTCCCCTGGCAAAGGAAAGGATAAGGTAACTCGAATGCACATGGTTGCGCCATTGTTCGAAGCTGGTGTAGTATGGGCACCAGTAGACAAAAAATTTGCTGACGAAGTTATAGAAGAAGTAGTTTCATTTCCTAATGGCGATCATGATGACTTTTGTGATAGTATGACATTAGCGTTGATGCGATTTAGGCAGGGTGGTTTCATATCTCTGCAAAACGAACACGAGGAACAGATGGAAGTTCCCCGTATTAAGGAGTATTACTGATGGCCTTACCACCTCTGATAGATTCAGGAATCAGACCCGAGGATATGGTGGCTGACGAGATGTCGGTTGAAGTTCCTGTGGCACAAGTAGAAATGTTTGAGAACGGAGCCGAAGTCATACCAGATGGTGAGGGTGGAGCAATCGTTCAAGCTTTGGCAGAAGCTTTGATTGGTGAGATGGCGGAGGAGCCGATTCCATTTGATGCCAACCTTGCTGAGTTTCTCGAAGAAAGTGACATGAGTGACATTGCTAGTGACCTACTATCTTCGTTTGAAGAGGACACGGAGTCAAGAGACGAGTGGGAAGAGACTTACACCAAGGGTCTTGATTTGTTGGGCGTCAAGACGATTGAGAGATCACAACCGTTTCAAGGTGCTAGTGGTGTAACACATCCTTTGATTAGTGAGAGTGTAACACAGTTTCAAGCGCAGGCTTACAAGGAGCTGCTCCCTTCTGGCGGTCCTGTAAAAACAAGGATTGTTGGTTTACAGAATCAAGAAACTGAATCTCAAGCCAAACGTGTCAAAGATTATATGAACTATTTGATTATGGAAGAGATGGAAGAGTTCGATCCTGATATGGATCAATTACTATTCTACCTCCCGTTGTCTGGTTCTACATTCAAGAAGGTATATTACGATACAGTTCGCAACCGCCCTGTTGCTAAGTTTATCCCTGCACAGGATGTTGTTGTTCCGTACTCAGCTAGTGATTTGGCTACAACACCTCGGATCACGCATATTCTCAAGATGTCAGATAATGATTTGCGCAAGCAGCAAGTCATGGGGATGTATAGGGAAGTGGAGCTTTCATCGACAGGAGATGATGAAGAGAACCCAGTTCGTCAAAAGGTGGATGAATTACAGGGTACATCTAAGTCTTATACCGATGAAGTTCGTACTGTACTTGAGATGCATGTTGAAATGGACATTGAAGGTTTTGAAGATGTCGATGAAAACGATGAGCCTACAGGAATTAAATTACCTTACATTGTAACACTGGATCGGGATAGTTCTAAGATTTTTTCTATCCGTCGAAACTATATGGAAGGTGACCCGTACAAACAAAAGATTCAATACTTTGTTCACTACAAATTCATGCCAGGTCTAGGTTTCTATGGCTTTGGTTTGACCCACATGATTGGTGGCCTTGGTCGTGCAGCAACGAGTCTTCTTCGACAATTGATCGATGCAGGTACTCTTGCAAACCTCCCAGCAGGATTCAAGGCTAGAGGCGTAAGGGTTCGCAACGATGATGAACCATTGCAGCCGGGTGAGTGGCGGGACATAGATGCACCTGGGGGGAACATACGGGAAGCAATCATACCGTTACCGTACAAGGAACCATCGGGCACACTCGCACAGCTTCTAGGAGCACTCGTAGAGGGTGGAAGAAGGTTTGTGTCAGTTGCGGACAATGCCGTAAGTAACATGAATCAGGAGATGCCTGTGGGCACCACGGTGGCTATGTTGGAACGCGGCATGAAGGTTATGTCAGCGATTCACAAGCGGCTGCACTACGCACAAAAGAATGAGTTTCGTATTCTAGCGCGGGTTATCGCAGAAAACTTACCAGAGGCATATCCTTACCCAGTAGCAAATGCGAACTCGGAGATTAAAATAACAGACTTTGATGGACGGGTTGATATCCTACCTGTCAGTGATCCAAACATTTTCTCTATGGCACAACGTGTGTCGTTGGCACAAAGTCAACTTCAACTTGCTCAATCTAATCCACAGATGCACAACTTACACGCAGCATATCGTCGTATGTATCAAGCTCTGGAGATACAAAACATTGACGAAATATTGCCGCCACAACCTCAACCTCAACCTACGGGTCCAGCTTTAGAGAACTCATTAGTTCTCAAAGGCAAGCTTATACAAGCGTTCCCTGGACAAGAGCACAACGCACATATCATGTCACATGTGGCATTCTTAAAAACTCCTTTGATTATAGCAACGGCTCCGGCGCAAGGGGCTTTGTATGGTCACCTACAAGAGCACGTATCCTTGTTGGCACAAGAGCAGGCGATGCAACAGATACAACAACAGATGCAGCAGGTAGATCTATTGGTTCAAACTGGAGGTATTACTCCAGAAGAGGGTCAGATGCAGATGCAGCAATTACAGATGCAGATGCAAGATGACGCTACTATGAGTCGTGCAATTGCTCAGATAGAACAAGTTATAGTTCAGCAGGTTGCTCAGATGATCACGCCGCCACCGCCAAATCCGGCGGCTGATCCGTTAGTACAACTCCGTATGCAAGAGCTTGGACTGAAACAAGCAGAGCTACAGGCAGACGTACAAAACGATCAGAGTAAACTTGAGGTCGAAGTTGCTAAATTACAACAGCAAGCCGCAGCAGACGCTGCTCGATTAGAAACTCAGGAAGAGATTGCGGATCAGAGAGACGCTACGAACCGTGAGCGTATTGATGTGCAACGTCAGAAATTACAACGAGGTGGCTAATGGACCCCGTCAGTTGTGTCATGATGGCGACAGGGGCGTTTAAAGGATTAAAATCCGCCATTGCCGCAGGGAAAGATCTTCAAGACATGACGGGTCAACTGTCTAATTGGGGTAAGGCTTTCTCTGATTTTACAAACATAGAAGAACGTGAGAAGAATCCCCCTTTTTGGAAGAAGACGTTTAAAGGCTCTGACGAAGAGACTGCTCTAGAAATCTTTGCCAACAAGAAAAAAATGGAGCAAATGAGGGCAGAGATCAAAGATCATATCTCTTGGAACTATGGGCCGAGTGCTTGGAAAGAAGTCCTACAGATAGAGGCTCAGATGCGTAAGCAAAGGAAAGATGAACTTTATCGTAAGCAGGAGCAAGTTGATGCGGCTATTAACTTTGCCATTGGTGCTTTTATCTTTGTGATAAGCGGTGGGTTATTATTTATTGCTTTTTATTTTTTAGGGAAATGGCAGGGGCGTTGGTAAATGTGGGTATTATTATGGGTTCAATTAGCAACGCAAGGCTTTGAACATTATCACGTAGGAAGTTACACTAAACAAGAGGTGTGCGAATTAGCAAAAGAAGAGGCTAAAGTTCTTGTCACAAGTGATAAAGCTAAAGTTGTGTGTATTAAAATAGAACTGTGATTGTAGTTGAGCGGCGCGGAAAATACATAATATATGACAAATTTGGTAAAGTTGTTATAATCACACGGGAAAAAAGAATAGCAGTTGCGTATGCGAGGTCAAAGAAATGACAGAGTTTGATAAAGCAGATACCAATAAAAATGGTGTAATAGAAAAAGCAGAGTGGAATAAAATAGCTTTGGAAGATCGTAGATTAGAGATGATTGATCGTGATCTCAAACGTAATGCAGAGCGGCGTTTCACAGGTTTTGCTTTGATGGGAATGTTGATTTATCCGTTTATTATCTTGCTTGCTTCGGTGCTTGGATTTGACAAAGCGGCAAGTTTGATAACAGATATAGCAAGTGTGTATGTCATAGCAGCTTCTGGAGTGGTCGCAGCTTTTATGGGGTTCAATGCTTATAGCGCAAAGGCTGAGAGCAAGAAGACCAGTATACAGATGGAGGAAAACTAATGTTACAATCTATAATAGGACCGATAGCAGGTTTAGCAGGTAGTTGGCTTGATGCAAAGTCACAGGCACAAGCTGCAAGTGCAAAGCTAAAGCTAACAGAGGCAGAAGCCAAAGCTAAGATTATGCTCAGTAAAGAGACAAGTGTTGCAGATTGGGAACGCATCATGGCGCAAGGTTCTCAGTCGAGTTGGAAAGACGAATGGTTCGTCATTGTCCTGTCTATCCCACTTGTTTTGGCGTTTGTTCCAGGCACTGAGGGTTGGGTAGATAGTGGTTTTGAACAGCTTTCCAAAGCACCTGACTGGTATTTTTACAGTTTAGGTATCGCCATATCAGCGTCATTTGGTGTGCGTGGTGTACAGAAATTCTTTAAGAGGTAATTATGTCTGATATGAAAATACCAGTAGCTCTGGTTTTTGCTATGGCTGTGCAATTAGTTGGTTTGGTGTGGTACATAAGCAACATCGTCCATGACATTGAACATCTTCAAGGCCAAGTATCCGCGCAGCAAGATATTATTAACTTGTTAAATGATGATGTAAATGATCTTTGGGTATTCTGTACCTTTACAGAAAACAAATGGGCAGAAGCTTACATAGACGATATGGTATATGAACGTGTTTGTGGAACAAAAGAGGTTGTAAATGAGTGAAGCATTAAAAAAAGTACAGGAAAAGATTGGCTCTACACCTGACGGTGCGTTTGGCCCTAACACCGCAAAGAAGATTTGTAATCATTATGCATTGAATCCAGAGCGTGGGGCGCATTTTCTTGGTCAGTTAGTACATGAAAGTGGTACGTTTAAATACACAGAAGAAAATTTAAATTACTCTACAGAAGCAATTTTAAAAGTTTTTGGTAAATATTTTGAATCTGAGAGTGAGGCGGAAACGTGCAAAAGAAACCCACAGGCACTTGCTGACCGTGTTTATGGTGGTCGTATGGGTAATGATGGACAAGGGTATTTGTGGCGTGGACGTGGCTTTCTCCAGTGCACAGGCAAAAACAACTACTCTCAGTTCGCAGCGGACATGGATTTACCAGAGGTCATGAAAGACCCAGATCTCATGGCGTCTAAGTATCCGATGGAAAGTGCCATTTGGTTTTTTCACAGAAACAAACTGTGGGAAATATGTGACGAAGGTGTTAACGATGAGGTTATTAAAACGATTACGAAAAGAGTAAACGGTGGGTATAACGGGTTGAAACATCGTCAAAAAGAAACCCATAAAATTTATGAGTGGCTAAATTAAAGGAGAATACCATGGCTAGAGCAAAAAGAGATATACCTAAGATAACTTTAAAGACTCCAAAACTTCCAAAAGAACCAGTGGCTCCAAATATGAGTCCAACTGTAGAAGAGATGCTTAGTGGCACATCGCCTTTTTCAAGAACTGAGATAAGTCGTGTAGGAGCACTAGGTGGTACACCTAACTCCTCAGAGGAACTCACTGGGATAAATATAAGTCAGCGTGAAGGTGATCGGATTCAACGTTCTGAATATAAAATGCCAAAGAAAAAACAGATAAAGCCCAAACCAAGACCAGATGTAGGTGCTATTGAACGCGGGAATCGTGCAGCTAAACGAACAGCCCAAGATTTAGCTACGCAAAATTTTGAAGAAGGTGGTCGTATTGCTGATGTCAGAGATAACCCCAAGCGAGGAATAACATATTAATGGATATAGTTGACATATGTAAATATATGTATAAAAAATTAGAAGAGCGTGAACAAGATTTAGGTGACGCTCTTTCTCACGGTTCAGTTCAAAACTGGGAGCAATACAAAATGACGGTGGGAGAGATACGGGGTCTCTCTTTCGCTCGAGAAGAAATCAAGACCCTGTTGGAGAAAAATGCAGACGATGTCGAAGACTTTATATCTTCCTGACCACGTTGCAGAAAAAGTAAACAAAGAAAGACAAGACGCTAATGCGGACAGTCCTTCTGTTGAAAATGCATTCGTGGAATCTGGCAAACGTGAACTAGATCCTTCTCTCTTAGATAAATCATTACTTGAACGGCTTCCCCAACCTACTGGTTGGAGACTTTTAGTCATGCCGTATCAAGGTTCATCTAAGACAGCGGGTGGTTTATTTGTGCCAGATGAGGTACGTGAACGTGAGGCGGTAGCAACTGTAGTTGCCTACGTTCTTAAATTAGGACCGTTAGCTTACAAAGACCCAGATAAGTTCGGACCAGAGGGACAACCTTGGTGTAAACAAGGCCAATGGGTATGCATTGGTCGTTATTCAGGTTCTCGATTCAAGATTGATGGCGGAGAAGTCCGTATCATAAATGATGACGAGGTAATTGCTACAATTTTGGAGCCAACAGATGTCAAACATGTATGAAGAAGAAAAACCAGAAGTAGAAGTGGAGGAAGAAGGACAGGAAGTTTTTATCGAAACAGATCCTGAACCCGAGGTTAAAACTGCAACTGAAGAAACTGTAGAAGAAACAGTTGAGGAAGAAAAACCTGAAGAACAAACTCAAGAAGAAGAGTTAGAGACTTACTCTAAAGGTGTTCAAAAACGAATCAAACAACTAAATGATCGTTATAGAAACGAACAACTGCAACGTGAAGAAGCTGTTCGAGTAGCTGAACAATTAATACAAGAAAACCAAAAGCTAAAAACTCGTGTGAGTAATTTGGATTCTGGGTATTTAACTGAACAAGGTGCGAGAGTAGATAGTCAATTAGAAGCGGCAAGACGTGTGTTTAAGGAAGCGTATGAGTCTGGAGACGCTGACGCAATTACTGCGGGACAAGAGGCTCTTGCCAGAGCGACAGCAGAATCTGATCGTTATGAGCTTGCTAAGAAGAAAGCTGACGAACGTGTTGCTGTACAGCAACAGACGCAACAGCAGCAGGTTGCTCCACAACAGCAAGCTGCTCCACAACAACAACAACCAAAGCCTGATCCAAAAGCTAAAGATTGGGCTGAAAAGAATGAGTGGTTTGGTCAAGATGAAGTCATGACTTATGCCACATTTGGTATTCACCGTAAGCTTATCGAAGAAGAAGGGTTTGACCCGAACAGCGATGAGTACTATAGTGAAATTAATCGCCGCTTACGTTCAGAGTTTCCGAACAAGTTTCAAACGGCGAAAAAAACGGGGTCGAATCAGGTCGCTTCTGCTGGTTCATCTGCATCTCGGAATCCTAAACAGGGGCGTAAGAATAGCGTGAAACTATCACCTTCGCAGATCGCTATTGCAAAAAAGCTAAACGTTCCTCTTGAGGAATACGCCAAGTATGTAAAGGACTGAGACATGACTGATAGAAAACCACGCGCAGAAACTACCCGAGACAATGATTCTCGTAGAAAACCATGGGCACCGCCCAGTCACCTTGAAGCACCTCAAGCCCCTTCGGGTTTTGTGCATCGATGGATACGAGTTGCTATGCGCGGCGAGGAGGACAAGATGAACGTCCATTCCAAGCTACGTGAAGGATGGGAACCCGTCCGTGCAGATGAATATCCAAACTATGAAGCTCCTGTCATCGATGATGGCAAATATCAGGGAGTAATTGGACAAGGTGGTCTGATGCTGTGCCGTATACCTGAAGAGACAGCGCATGAAAGAAACGAGTACTACGGGGGCCGAACCCGCGAACAAATGACTGCTGTGGATCAGGACTTGATGAAGGAACAACATCCTTCAATGCCGAT